AAAACACTGAGTCACGATTCTTACCGTAGTAGAACATGACATCGCCGGTGGAAGACGTCGGCGACGACGTGATGTAATGAACAACAAATCGCCGCAGGCGATACTTCTGGTACATTTGCATGTACTGACGAATTGAAGAATCAACAAAAGCTGCCGGGGTCAACGGCGTTCCGCCGACCATGGTCCAAGTAGTCACTGTGTTGGTACCAATGGGCGTGAACATAAAGTCACGCCCGGTCACAACACAGCCTTTCGCCCCTTGTCGGGTGACTGACTCAGAACCGCGGACAGAATTACCAATTGCCACGGGTGCGGTGGCTATCGACGCCACAGGGCCCATCGAGGCCCCCGTGACGCGACCGCGCTGCCGCTTAGCTCGTGTCTTCTTCTTCTTCTTCGGAGTATTCAAGTTTGCCCGCCTCATCATAGCGGCAAGAGCCACTAGATTAGCGTTTTTCGGAGATTTTCGTTTTGCCATAATTTGCACCACCTCCTACCTACTACATAATATAGACGCGGTTGCGCCGCTTTCGGCGCCTACCGCGGGGGCGGAAAATGTTGTAATTTAATCCTGCTAGGGCGCGATCTTCCCCATTAACCATGTACCAAACACGGTTAATGACATCGCCACCAGCAGGGTCATACACAGCCTTGGTAATTCCAGGCTCCGTACTGCCTCCACGCCCAGGGTCATAAACCCCAGTCGCAGGGACAGTCGGAACTTCTCCACTACCAATCGCCGTCTGACTACCGTTCCCTGTTCCCTTAGTCTGCGACATCGTGCTACCAATCGTAGCCACCGTCGCACCAAGGCCTGCTGCTGCAGCCGAAGCCTCCTGGCCAAGCGCTCGCGCTGAGTTCGCGGTCTCCCCCATGGCATACTCGCCATTAAGGTAGACCGCCGTTTCATCAACAAGCGCATCAGCTGCATCAACAATCAGTTCTCCAAGTAATAATAACGCCATTTTGCGCCACCTCCTACCTACAAAATATGTAATATGCAAACATGTACACGTACAACATATACAAGGAAAGTTTAACGACTCCTCCCCGTCGAAGCAGTTTTCTGACTTGCTTAGGTCATGTCTGGTCATCCTAAGCTGACTCCAAGCCGAGCACCTTGTACTGAAGGCGTCGTCGAGACTTGTAGTAAGCTAAGGGGAAAAGGTCAGGGTCGGCTTTGCGGAGGTTTTGAAACATCTCCTCAAAGAAACGGAACCGCTTGTTGTTCCAGACGTGGTTCAACATGTGTGAAGCCAACGCACCGGCAAGGTCCTCGTACTTCGTCACGCGCAAATGCGCGACGTGTTTCGTGAACCGAACCGGG